TAACGCCGGGGCCGATGTTATTGTTGTCGTACATGAATTAATTGTCAGTGTCATCGGATGCTTGTCGAGCTCACGGCAACGGTGTGAGCTGTTGCAGCGTTGTAGTAGCTGATTGCCATGCGGCACTGTGAGCATTGACGTTCGTGTAAGTGCTGGTCCAATACAGGCTACCATAACCCGCGGTGCCTGGTAATGTTACTATCCCACCTGATACGTATAAGGGACCACCGACAGTTAGTTCACCATTAAACCGTGCCGGTTCAGAAGTAAAGAAGCCACCACTCAAATATAAATTGCCATTTATAGTGACACCAAGCGGGTTTTTAAAAGTGAACAAGTTATTGCTCGCGTCTAATGTAAAATAATCGGGGTTGAGCATGTATGTCGCGTAATTGTTATCCTTACGCGCACTCAACCCATTAGCTGCCGATAATTGGCTAATGAGATCGAAGCGAACTAACTCAGACACATTAGGCACTGCCGATAATCCACCGGAGGCTATCGCTGCATCAGTGGAAGGACCTGAAAGGCCTTTTGAACTAACATAATAAAATATCGAAGTAGTGCGATCAAAAAGTAAATCCCCGGTGTCAACTCCGTTAGATGTTAATGAAATGTACGTATTAAGATTCCAGCCGAGAGGACCTGAACCAGAAATAGCACTTAACGCGCCGTGTACTTTAGCGCCAACTGGATATCCGCCGATTCGGGTGCCGTCTCCGATATAGACCCGTTTAGTGTCAACATTAAACCCTGGCTCCCCAGAATGAAGTACTACACCGTCGCCACCGCCAGTTCGCCGAATAATATCTAAACCACGACGAAACAGAATTTTTGTAATATTCAACATACGATAATGATATTATTTATTCGTCTAGCCCGATTATCAATTTTAACATTATTAGTGAATTGACGCCAATTGTATGATATAATGTCACCTATGAATATGGTTCCAGTCGAATTTACCGACTCGCCGGCAATAATAGATGACTTCGCAGTAGTCACCAGTAGGAGTCTACCCAAGGTAGTTTTAGGTTTCGAAATAAGACACCGATACGATCAATTGACATCTCAAATTACAGAGAGGTACCACCCAATTAACATTATCCATGTGAACCACCACGACGAAGCCACATTGATTCACGGCATTGAGATTGAACCTAAACCGGAAATAGTGCCGCTGATCAAACAATTAAGTGGATTTAAATCTAAAACGGCCCGATTTAGCTTGTACAACCACATGATACAAGAGTTCTTTTTATCATGTTCGGACAACTTTAAATTATTCAAGGACGGGATTTATCCGCTGAACACTGAATGTCTGCATAGTGTCACGAATACTGATATGACGTCTGAATACATATACAGCAATTTTTTTGATAAAAATTGCGGTGCAGCGTGGCAACGCACCAAGTATCTGTCCATATTTATCCTTACAGATACCGGATCAAACACTGACCAAGCAAGAAAAGTTTTTGCTGAGAAAAATTTACTAAAGTTAATCTAAACTGATTAAGATCCTGGTTAAATTATATATACACATTCAAAGCCGAGATATGAATATCAAAAAACGTAACGGTCACGCTGTAGATTTCAATGTTGAGAAGATTCACAAAATAATTAATTGGGCTATCGAGGGTATCCAGGAGGTCAGCATGTCTGACATTGAGATGAATACTCGCCTAAACATATATGAGGGTATGTCGACAAAGGAAATTCACAACATTATCATCGATGCAACTTCCAATCTCATTACAGCGGAAACGCCGAACTATCAATTTGTAGCTGGGCGGCTATTAAATTATCAGCTTCGCAAGGATGTTTGGGGTGGTAAGAACCCACCCAAGTTTTATGATTTCATAAAACACAACGTTTGCAAAACTAAGATTTATGACGAGAACGCACTCGAGTTCTATTCGAAGGAAGAAATCGATAAATTAGATGAGGCGATTGATCACGACCGAGACTTTATCTTTTCATACGCAGGTATAAAACAACTATGCGACAAGTACCTGATCCAGAATAGAGAGACTGGCCAGATTTTCGAAACGCCACAGTTTGCATATATGCTCATTGCAATGTTTGGATTTGCTGCGTATCCAAAGAGCACTCGACTGAGCTATGTAAAGAGAGCTTACAATTATTTCTCTAAGCATAAGATCAATCTTCCTACCCCTATCATGGCGGGAGTGAGAAGCAACTTGAAGTCATTTGCTTCATGCTGTTTGATAGATGTAGACGATACCATGGATTCTATCTTTGCTAGCGTTGCGGCTGCGGGTAAGGCTACATCTAAGCGTTACGGTATTGGTCTTAATATTGGCCGTATTCGTGGCATCAATACACCCATTCGAGGTGGTGAAGTTATTCACACCGGCGTTATTCCATTCCTGAAGGTGTTTGAATCCACCGTCAAATCATGCCACCAGAACTCTATTCGTGGCGGTGGTGCTACGGTTAATATTCCTATTTGGCATTATGAAATTGAAGATGTCCTAGTCCTCAAAAACAATGCAGGAACTGAAGATAATCGCGTAAAACGCTTAGATTACTGCATAGGTTTATCCAAACTATTCTATAACCGCCTGCAGAGAAATGAAAACATTACCTTGTTCTCTACCCATGAAGTTAGAGATCTTTATGATGCATTCGGACATCCTGAATTTGACGATCTGTATGTAAAGTATGAAAAGTCGGAAGCCATCAAGTATAAGAAAGTAGTTGCAGCTAAAACTTTATTCTCTTCACTAGTTAAAGAGAGAATTGAGACCGGCCGTATCTACATCATGAATGTAGACCACGCCAATGAACACGGCGCGTGGTTGGATGACGTCAAGATGTCAAATCTTTGTCTTGAAGTGCATCATCCGTTGACCCCATTAAAGTCGTTCGAAGATAAAGATGCCCAGATCGGTGTATGTATTCTTTCGGCGATCAATCTACTCGAAATCAATTCAGATGCAGAGTTTGAGAAGGTGTGCGATGTCACTATCCGATTCCTTGATGAGATTATCGACTACCAGATATACTTCAATCAAGCAGCTGAAAACTTTGCCAAGAAACGCCGAAGCTTAGGTGTAGGGGTAACTAATGTCGCAGCGGTGCTGGCTAAGAATAATTTGAAGTACGACGATAAAGACACACCGAATTTTATAGATGAGCATGCCGAGAAGTTGCAATACTACCTACTCAAGTCATCCTGTAACCTTGCTAAAGAAAAGGGTAAGTGTGAAATGTATGACCGGACTAAATACTCTAAAGGTATTCTCCCTATTGATACATATAAGAAGACTCTCGATAAGATTGTAACTCGTAAAATGACTTGTGACTGGGACTCGCTGCGCAAAGACATCAATCAGTATGGGTTACGCCATTCCACCGTAACTGCTCTAATGCCGGTTGAGAGTTCATCGGTAATTCAATCATCCACCAACGGCATAGACCCGGTTCGCAGTATTGTTACATACAAGAAATCCAAGACTGGAACCCTCCCAGTCATTGTGCCCAATCCACATCTAAAAAATAGATACACCATAGCGTTCGACATGCAAGATAATATAGGATACCTTAACGTGGTTGCAGCGTTCCAAAAGTATATCGATATGAGCATTTCTGCTAACACATTTTACAATTATAACCACTATGAAGGGAAGCTGATCCCTGACATGGTCGTATTAAAAGAAATTCTTTATGCCTATAGCTTAGGTGTTAAGAATCTTTACTATTGCTACTCAGAAGATGATGACAAAGATCTAACAAATACAAGTGCCCCCAAAGCCGATGCCGCGGCTGATGATTCGTGCAGTGGTGGTGCGTGTAAACTATAATATATCACACTCAATGAAAACTGTATTAAACAAAAACAACGTCGACACGACAAAGCAGCCTCTTTTCTTAGGAGAAGACTTAGCACTACAGCGATACGACAATTTCAAGTATCCCAAATTTTTTGAGCTGTTTCGACAGCAAGAAGAATATCACTGGATGCCGGAAGAGGTTTCTCTGTTAAAGGATCGCAACGACTATAAAGATCTTTCCAATGAAGAAAGATTTGTATTCGACTCCAATCTCAAGTTTCAGACTATGACGGATTCGATGCTATCTAGGAGTATCCATAAGATGGCAGAATACGTATCTAACCCTGAACTAGAGATTTGCATGAATACCTGGGCTCGATTTGAGTCTATTCATTCTTATAGCTACACCTACATTTTAAAGAATGTATGTAGTAACCCTTCTAAGTTTTTTGATTCTATTCTAGAAGATAAAGAAATTGTAAGCCGCGCCAAGACCATCTCCGATTCATATGACAAGCTTCTAGGCACTCCAACTGACATAAAGCAGCAGATTCTCGATTCACTGATATCTACCAACATAACAGAGGGACTCGCGTTCTATGTATCCTTCGCTTGCAGCTTTTACTTTGGGTATCGGGGTAAGATGGAAGGCAATGCTAAGATCATTAAGCTGATCCATCGGGACGAGAATCTACACGTCTCTATAACTCAGAATATATTAAAGTGTTTAACGGAAAATGCTAATGAAGGGTTTCAAAGTGTAATTAAAGCCAACAAGCAAAAGATCATAGATTCATATGGGCTTGCGGTTGAAAGTGAAAAGCGCTGGGCAGAATACCTTTTCTCTAAGGGAAGCCTTATTGGGTTAAACAAGGATGTGTTGAGTGGTTACGCAGAATGGCTTTGTAACAACCGCCTGCAGTCTATGGGTTACGATAAAATCTACGATATAAAATTCAACCCCATCGGTGGTTGGTTGGATTCATTTATGGATAGTAGTCGCGTCCAAGTAGCACCCCAAGAAACCGAAATTAGCTCCTATAAAATCGGAGCACGTCGGACTGAAATAAATAGTGGGGAACTAGACACCATCGAATTGTAGTGATCTCCCGGCATAAAATAGACTCTCTGTCAGACGATGAGTTAACACTCATGCTGCATATTTTCGGAGACGAGAAAATCCCAATAGAATCAAACATACAATTTATTTGTATGTTGAAGCTAAACAGCTACACTAAACGCAAGATTTTATCAACTAAAGATTTATTGAAAGATGAATATAAAGGGTTGCCGGATCAGATTTTAGGCAAGTTGATAAATTAATCTCATGCGTTAATTTATATTAACGCATGAGATCTTTTACACTCACAAAGGAGCAAGTAGAACTCGCTTTCGATACAGCAAAGAAAATCCAACAATCGAAAGCGTACACTCGTAGTTGGTCAGTTGATAATATAGCCCTGGGTATCCTAGGTGAAATGGCTTATGGATTAATGAAGGACATACCCATCAACACTGATGTCTGGAACGATAAATCAGATGGTGGAATCGATTTCCCCGACGGCACCGATGTGAAAACCATTTCATACCAAGGACCAGATCCTGAACTAAAGATGGGCAAGATACCTGCTTCACCCAAAGCAACCAAATTAGTTCTAGCCGTGTGCGATATCAAGAAAAATCCAAATGAGGTAAAATTAGTCGGGGAAATCTCAATGGATAATTTTAAGATAAAGGCATCTAAGCGACAGTACGGAGATATGTCATGGTTTGCGGTGACATCATCAGAGCTCGATAAGATATATGAATAACAATCAAGGTTTACATTACAAAGATGTTTATCTAATCCCTAATTTATCGGACCTCCCAACACGACAGGAGGCTGACACTTCGATAACATTCGGTAACCACAATTTCAGGGTACCCGTAGTCCCGTCGAACATGAAGTGCACTATCGACCTAAATCTCGCTAAAAAATTGTCAGATACCAGTTGTTTCTACATCATGCACCGCTTCAATGTGGATAATGTAGCATTAGTAGAGAGCTTGCATAATTATGACAACCAAAATATAGTCAGCATAAGCGTAGGCGTTAAAGGTGAAGATTTAAAAGTTATAGAAACATTAAGTGATAGATGTTTGCAAGTTGATTACATTACCGTGGATATTGCACATGGGCATAGCACGTTAATGCAGAACACATTAAAACATATCAAGAAACATCTGCCTAATACATTCATCATCGCCGGAAATGTTGCTACTAAAGAAGGAGCGAAGTTTCTAGTATCTCACGGTGCCGATGCGGTAAAGGTGGGAATAGGTCAGGGTTTTGTATGCACTACTAAAGACAAGACTGGGTTCACCTGTCCTATGTTCTCTTGTGTTCAAGAAGTTGCCGAAGGT